AAACCACCCTTCGCGGCCCGTGCGCTTGTCCTGCGGGATGGCTTCAAGGATGCGCTTGTTGCGCTCGACGCTGCCGCGCTTGTTGACCGCTGGCATATGGATGACTTGAAGCTCCATGCACCACGCCGCGTGCGTGTCGGGCTTCACTTCGATGTCTTCGTGGATGCGGTTGATCCACTTGTCGTAAACATCCCGATGGACAAGGCGGATGCGGCGGGCATAGCTGCCCTGCATCGAAGTCACATAAGGCGCATAGACGGCCTCTTTTGCGTCGAGCTTGCCCGCTCGTATCTCGGCCAACACTTCCGCGCCCGTAGGGGCCAGCAAATCGTCGCAATCGGCCCACATGAGCCAATCGGCATCGGCGGGGGCCAGCGCAAAGGATTGGTTGCGGGCGGCGGCGAAGTTATCAACGTGCGGCCAATCGTTGCCCCGCGCGTTGAAGTATTCGCCAACAATGCAGCCGCGCTCCTTGGCAATGTCGAGCGTCTTGTCGGGCGTCTGGTTGCCGATGGCCCGGACTACGGAAACTGAATCAACGTGCGGCTGGAAGCTGTCAAGGAAGCGGGTGATGTTGTCCGCTTCGTTTCCGCAGATGATCCCAAGGTGAATTTTCGGCACTGACAAAAAGGAAGGGCCACGGCGAGTGGAACCGTGACCCCTTGGCTGTTAAGCCTAAGTGGAAACTCCCGGCGGGCCACTCACGCCGCCGGGAGGTGAACACACGAACTAGATGACGAGCGCCATCGTGCCGCTGGTGAGGCCGGGGGCCGCGCCGAACATGACTTCGATGGAGGCGTTGACTTGGCGGTTGTTGGTGCTGCCCCACACATTCCAGTAAACGCTGAGACCAAGCTGATCCAAGGTGACCACTTGATTGCTGATCTGGAACTGCGAGGACACCGCCGGATCAATGGGAGGCTGCGCCGAGGCCACGCACACCGCTTCGCGGGAGCAGGCAAAGCCGTCGAGGCCCGCGACTGCACCGCTGAACGAGTTGGCGAAGAAAATGCCTTGGTCGAATCCGTAGGCTCCGTTCTGGAGCGGCAGGAAGTCGGCATTTGTCGGAATGAGCGCCGAGTAGATTTGCGGAGTGACAACCAAGCCCTTGTTCGGGGACTTGCTGATCGCCGTCCAAAGCGAGGCCAAGTGGCCGCTGCCCGGAGTGATCGTGGTCGTGGTGACAGTCGCCGCGCCGTAGTTCACCGTGGTGACAGGCGTGATGGCGATGCTCCACAGCTTGTCGGCCAGCGCATCGACGTTGATTTTGATCAAGTTCTCAAGGCGATGGCCGAGGGCGAGGTCGCTCTGGCTGATGCCGAAGAACTGAACAACGTGATCCAAGGTAACGGTGGCTTTGCCAACGGTCACATCGGAGCCGGGTTCAAAGTTGGTGGGGTTGACCGCAGTAGCGGAGGTGGCAGACACAATCGGAACTTGGATGGTGTCTTTCGGTTTTTTGACTTCTGAACTGAAGTCGCTGGTGAAGAGTCGCAGAGGCGCGAGGCGGTTAGCCAAGACGGTCTGGACTTGATTGGAAATGGTGGAGACCACCAGTCCCGAGTCGAATACGTTAGCCATATTTTGTTAGGTTGGTTTTGTTGGTTGGTTTTTCCTTAGCTGGTGGCCTTGGAAAGTTTTTCGCGTGCGGCCCAGATGGCTCGCTTGTGCTTTGCGTAAAGTTCTCCGGCGGTCGCGTAGTCCTTGCGCTCGACCGCATCCATCCACTGGGCAACGGGGTCGGACTTGTCTTCACTGGCGACAACAGGAACAACGGCTGCGGCGGCAACGCCTGCGCCTTTTTCCAGAGCGGCAAAGGCTTCTTTGACCTTGGCAAGCTCGGCTTCGGCGGCGGTAGCGCGGGCCTCGACATCGGCCAGCTTCGCGGCCATGTCGGAAAGTTTGGCGACCAGAGTGTCGGCGGTGACTGCGGCCTGCGGCGCTTCGGCGGCGGGCGCTTCTTCCGTTTTGGTTTCTTCGACCACGGGCGCGTCGGTCACGGACTCGACGGCTTCAGCGGCCACGGGCGTTTCCTCAACCACGGGTTCGGCGGCAGGCGCGGAAACCTCGGCTTCGGAGATGACAGTGTTTTGCATCTTGGCTTTGGCAAAAGTGTCAAACCGCGCCCGCATCTCCCCGGCGCTGGCGGCGGCAGGAACGCCGTCTTCGATGGCATCGACAAAACCGAGGGCCACGGCCTCAACGGCATCGAGCCAAGTTTCCTCGTCCATGAGCTTGGCGATCTCTTTTTCCTCCAAGCCGCTTTTCTTTTTGTAAGCGCGGACGAGGTTCGACTTCATGGTGTCGAGCAAGTCGGCCTGCTTGCGGAGGTCATCGGCCTCGCCTGCGGCCAGCGTCCACGGGTTGTGGATCATCAACAGGGCGTTGTCGGCCATGTAAACCGGGTTGCCCGACATGGCGATGACGCTCGCCATCGAAGCGGCCAGCGCGTCGATGTGAACGGTCAGACCGCCTTCGTGTCTGGCGAGGGCGTTATAGATGGCGCTGCCTTCGACGATTTCGCCTCCGGGCGAATTGATGCGGAGGTGGATGTGCTGGCCCTTGTGCTTTTTAAGTTCTGCGATGAACTGCTTTGCGCCGACGCCGAAAGCACCGATCTCGTCGTAGATAGAAAGTTCAACTTCGCCGCTTTCGTCGGCAATGTTCTTAAACGCATACCATTTCTGGGCCATGCTTGGCCCGAAGTGTCAAAGTCAGCGCGGCGGATTTTCCGGCTGCGGCATCGGCTCGGCGTATTCTTCTTCCTCGCTGTGAGGCGCGGCCACTGGCACGGGCGAACCCGGAGCAGGCGGGAACACTTCGCTGACGCTTAAGCCCACCGCTTCGCACTTTTCTTTGCGGCGAAGCGCGGCGGCAATCGCCGCATCTTCTTCGCTTTCCTCGTCCAGCCCGTGCATCTCGGCAAAGCGGCGGGTGGACATGGCCCCGGTGCGGACGATTTCAAGCAATGCTTTGGTATCGCGCCCAAAGTCCACCGTAGCGCGGGCGGGCGTGATGAAGTCCACGCGCCACCAATCCTCGCGCAGCGGCAAGCGGCCCGCTTGGATTTCCGACCAAACCCAATACTTCCAGTAACGACGGCAAAATTGATTGATGAGCCACTCTTGCAACTCCGAGAAAAACACTTGGGCGTCGGCCAGCACATAGCGGGTGTTTGCCCCGCCGATCCCGGCCACGCTCCAAAGCATTTCGGGCGACAGGCCAATGCCCCATGAGATGTCACGGGCAAGAAAATCGAGAAACGCTTGGAAGTTGTTGCCGGGGTGCTCGTTTTTGAACTGTTGCAGCTTGGTTCCGGGCGGCAACTGCATCACGCCGCTTTGTCCGTAAAGCTTGTCGATGGTCACGCTGCCGCTGCCTTGGTCTTGCTTTTTGAGCGCGGCCCCCATGCCGATCTGCATGGCATCGGGCGACTCGATGATGAAGGCGGGCTGGCTTGCCAGTTTGAACGTCTGCTTGGTAAAGGCCACGATGTCGGCCATGTCGTGCAAATGCAGAGCGGCGCGGCTCAACCAAGACGGGCTGCGTGTGTAGCCGATTCTGGCCGGACGGCGGAAATGCAAGATGTCATCGGCGGAAACGTCGGTGAACTTGCTGCGGTCATCCGAAGTGAGCAGGCGGTATTGCGTCGGCTTGCCAAAGGCATCCACGCGCACGCCGTCTTGCCATTCGTCTTGCGCCAATCCCGTGGTCGCGTTGCCTACGGACTCCGCGCCGATAAAGCGAACCAAGGCCCGCCCTTCTTTGCTTTTAGTGAACTGCCCAAAGAAGTCGCCGTCGATGGCGACATGGCGCACGATCCAAGCCTGCGCCTCATAAAAATTGACCTGTCCCGCCGCATCAAACCCAAACGCCTCGCGCCCGCAGGCGTCTTCAAACATTTGTTCGGCCTGCTTGTTCCACGCGGAATCCGACGAGCGGGCGGCGGGGATGATCCCTGTGCCGCAAACATAGCGAGCCACGCCATCCACGGCGCGGGCGGCAAGGCCCACGTTGTTGTAAAGCCAGCGGGCTTTCCGCATGATGTTGGTGCGCGTCCCGCTCTGAAACTCCTGCCTCGGCTCAACCGTAGGCATATAGATGAGCGTGCGCCCCGGCTGGTAAAGCTCGGCAGCTTCAAAAGCTGCGTTCTTGGCCGCATCCTTGCGCGGGCGTCCCGCTCCGGGGCGGTATCCGCCGCGCTTTGATTTGCCTTTGATTTCCGCCACGCACGGGCGGAAGTGTCAAAGGTCAGAGGCGCACCAAGGCTTCGGAATAGTCGGCGTAAACCATGCCCGCGCCACTGGCTTTCACCGTCTCGGTAGGCGGGTCAAGCTCGGCAATCAAGTCTTCGACAATGTTGAGGATGTCGCCCTTAGAATACTTGCGGGCTTGGCCGCTGGTGCTGCCGCCTTCAAATCCGGCGTTGGTAATAATGACCTCCGAATCAGCGATGGAATACAGCTCGTCAGCAAGAGTCTTGAGCTTAGCAAGAGACTTGGTGCGCTTTAGATGTTTTCTGATTCCGGCCAATTCGGAGGTCATGCTTTCCCTTAATCTGTCAAAAGAAGGGGCCGCAGCTTTCACTGCGGCCCCTATGCGTTATTCCTACCCCTTCGACGAGCAAAGTCTCAGAATCGCAGACCGTCGCGCCTATCTTGCGAAAAGCCTACAAAGGCTTTTATCAGCGCAGCGGAACCTTTAATTTGCCGTCCGCCCTATGTCGAAAATGACATGGTTCCTCAACAGTCATTGAGGTTTTCGGAACGAACTGGCAAAACTTTTTCAAAGGCCGAGCATCTTGATTACCAGACGGGCGCAAGCCTCTGCTGTCCAGACAAAGCCGATGGCGGCAAAACAAAACAGGAACAAAGAAACGAACGTAGCCTCGCCGCGTCTCATATTCCAAACTCCGCTTTAAGTGCGCGAGCCAGTTGTGCCAAGCGGTCGAACTCGTAAAGAAAATCCTTGGCCGCATCGCGGCTCCATTCGCTGGTCGAGCGCCATTGCGTTTTGAATGTCAGCGTAAATGGCGGCTTTTCTTTTTCTTCTATTTCGCTGCTTTCTTTGCGTTCTGGCTCTGGAATGATTCCGGTCAGTTTGTAGGCGTCATTCAAGCCTTTCGGATTACCGCTCAAAATTTGATCTAAATCAAATTTTGCCAGCTTCATCCATTTATTTAGCGTCCAATATCCGCGCTCACCTGCATTTACTTCAAGCCACGGCATGAAATCACCGTGCGGCACAATTTCCTTGGCTTTTAAGCACACCTGCCCTGCGTTCCATGCGTGACGAATGGCAAGCTCAGCCCCGGCTTGCGCAAGGGCCGCGCAGCGATCAGCTTCGTCCGCGCAGCGTTTTAGTTCTTTGGCACAAGTGTCTGCATCAATGCAGACCGCAAGGTCGAGAGACGGTTGTGCGAGTTGTAGTCCTGTGTTTTCCATTGTTGTTCTTTTTGTTTACGTTGATTGTGAACCCGCGTGGCGCGTTCACGATATACTTTGACGGCGGCTTCGCTTTTCATGCCGCGAGATTTCCATAGGCCCAGCTTGCGCTGGTATTGCTTGACCACGGCGGAAACATTGGCCCGCGTGTAGCCAAACTCCTTGGCAATTTCGGTTTCGGTTTTGCGCGTGCGTCCGATGGCAAAAAGAATCGCCTGCGCGCGCATCGCCTGTTGCCGTCCCGTGATAACTACGTGCGAGTCAAAGCTCGTCTGGCCGATCATCAGTTGCGTGACCAGTTGCAAGGCCAGCACGATGGCGTCCTCGCCACGGGCAATGCTGCCTTGGTCATTCTCCTGCTTCATCCACTCGGCCATGCCGTGTTCGGTGCAACGGCGCAGCACCCATTGCAGATAGGCAAAGACAGCTTGCGGCCCCGCCGCGCCTGCCAGCATTACGCCGAGCTTGGCGAGGATATCGACGCGCATTTGCGCCAATTCATCCAAGCAAAAATCGGCAGGCGAATCCTTCGGCAGTTCCGGCCCGACCTGCATATTGTCGAGCGAACTGGCGTGATGATGTAGTCGATAGTCGAGGCTTTCAGCCTCGGATAGTGCTTGGCCCATGACGGGCAAGCAGCAAGCGGGAACAGGTCATTAGTCGCGCACTATGAAATGCGCGGGCTACTTGTCAAGCTTTTCGTCGCGCTTTTTGCGCCTTGCCTCCCCGGACTTGATCCCGGCAAGGCGATAATGCTCTGCGCTGCGTTTCTTGGCTTTGCCCGTTCCGGCCTGCCCGCCCTTTTTGCCGAGGGCGGCGGCGGCTTTGCTGATGGCGTCTTGTCTCATGGCAGTGGATGAATGTCGCGCATGATAGCACGTTGCTCTCGTTTTACGCTATCGCGGAAATGCTGAAGCTCATGCATGACGGTGATGGCGCGAGCCAAGGGAATATGGATTTCGGTCATCCCGTGCCGCCGCGCATGTTTGATGTGCGCGGACAGCAACGGCTCGACGGATGCGATTACTCGTTGAGCGGTCATGGTGTTAGAAGCTGCTGACGATGATGCCGCCGTCGAACTCAATCAGTTGGCCGCGATTCGTGATGTATTCGCGGATGCGATCGTCGCACTCGTCGGGCGTGGTGTCTGGTTCGATGTGCAATGCGGATTCCCAAGCACCGATGCTGCCGAAGTAATCCTCGGCCCACTGGCGCAGCCCTGCGTATTCGGAGAAGTCGCAGCGGATCGCCACGGCGTCGAACTCCATTTCTTCCCCGCTGCCTTCCTCGTATTCGACGAGTGCCTCGGCCATCGCCAAGGCTCCTGCGGGCGTCCAGTTTGCGTTATCGTCGCGGATCAAACGCAGCGCGACTTCCTGCGGTGTTAGTGTCTCTTTCATTTTGGTTCTGTGTTCTTTCGTTGTTGTTCAGCGGTTGCCGCCGCTGTCGTGGTTCGCCGTCTGGCGTCCCATGCCGCCCTGCGCGTGGCAGGGCGGGAGAGAGGTCAGAAGGAGTAGTCGTAGTAGTGACGGCGTGCGCCAATGGCGAGGCGCGTGCCCCTCATGGTTTTACCTTGCTCGACCCATGCTCCGTTTTTGCGGAGCGTGAACGTGCGCGTCGATCCCTCTCCCGGTTCGTAGCGATAGGATTGGCAATCGCTCATGCCGTTGCTGTCGGTGCGAATCGCCTTGTCCTCGACAACCCGGACGAGCTTGCCGCTCTTGCTGACTTCCGTAATGGTGCAGGCGTGACGATCCGTCCAGTAGAGGATCGTTGCGCCCATGCCGACTTGCGGAACGTCCATGCGGCTTCCGCTGATGAGCATATTGTGTAGCGAACCAGTTTGGGTTCCTGCGCGGAGTGGTGTTGCTGCGATCATTGTTCGTCCTCCACAAATGAAGCGAGACGATGACAGTTGCGATATGCATTGAATGCCGCGAAGCACTGATCAAGGGCCTGCGGATCGTATGCCGTCAGAAACTTGCGAATCTCCGGTGTGAGAACAATGACGGAAACGGCATCGTTAAGTTGTTTAAGCAGGGTCTGTGTTGTGTTTTGCGCGGCGGTGGTGTTCCCCGCGCCCGTTTGTTGGTTCTGTGTTTTCATTACCCCGACAAGATAAAGGCAACCGCTTGTGTTTGTAAAGGGATTTTTTTGCCTTTTTTCATCTTTTTTTCT